GGTAAGACTGCAGACGAACTATCAGTGTTTGATCATGTCAAGGTTCTGAATGTTGCTTCTCGTTTTGTTGACTCAGCATGTTCAAAGACATGTAACGTTGGTGAAGATGTAACATGGGAAGAGTTTAAGCAAGTCTACATGGATGCTTATGATGGTGGTTCATCTGGTTGCACTACCTTCCGTGCAGCAGGTAAACGTTATGGTATCCTTAACGCTTCTACCTCTGAGGAAGTAGCAGAGGAACCTGTAGTAGAAGAAACACAGGACTACGTAGAAGAGGGCGGTGCTTGCTACTACGATCCTGCTACTGGTCTACGTCAGTGTGAGTAGGAATAGGCCAAAGAAACTGGGCACTGTCCCATCACCCTGCATAAAGGTCTGTCGTATTGATGACGATGGCTTTTGTGTGGGGTGTAAAAGAACTGTTGACGAAATAAGGGACTGGATGGTAATGTCTGATTATGAGCAACAGAAATTAGTCTATGAACTAAAATGGAGACAAGATGAAATACGTAAAGTCTAACCCAAAGAAAACATCACAAGGTGCTAAAAGGGGTAGTATAAAATACTCTTCAATGAATAAGAGTAAGAAGCGTTCATTTAAACCAAGTAGAGGACAAGGCTAATGCAAGTACATGTTCGTAAGTTTAGAAAAGATGTCTACGATAAAGTCAATGAACCATCTAAACAGGCACTGATTAAACTCCTTGAAGGAGAGGGCCATGTTGTTGTCTCTGATAAAGAGGATTACTATGCTGACTTAGTAACAACCAAGGATGGTGAAACATTCTATCATGAGGTTGAGCGTAAGGCTCAGTGGTCAGGTGACTGGCCTACTTGGTGGAAAGAAGTTAGGATACCTGGACGTAAACGTAGACTGGTACAAAAGTACAGTGAAAACTTAGACAACCTATACTTCTTTGTATTTAATAAAACTTATGATAAAGCATGGAGAATTAAAGGTACTCAGATGACTGATGACTGTATCCAAAGACCTACTGGACCAACACACAGAATCCCAGAGAATGAAACCTTTTATCACATTCCTTATACTGAGGCAGAGCTAGTAGTTCTATGAACGTATCTGATTTCCCTGAGAAACAAAGACGAACAAGACGAAAGACTAACTATAAAAACTCTACAGTAAAACAGACTTCTGGTATTGTTCCAAGAACAACAAAACAAAAAGAGTTATTAGATAGCCTAAAGCAAAGCAGTCAAGTCTTTATCCTTGGTCCTGCAGGTACTGGTAAAACATATGTTACTGCAACCTACGCAGCAGACCTTTACACGTTAAAGGAAATAGACAAGATAGTTATTACTAGGCCGCATGTAGCTGTTGGTAAAGACATAGGCTTCCTTCCTGGAACTCTTGAGGAAAAGACTTATCCTTGGGCTTTACCTGTTCTTGATGTTCTAATTAAACACCTTAGTAAGGGTGCGGTAGAGACAGGCATAAAGAATGGGAACATAGAGATGGCACCCCTAGCCATGATGAGAGGCAGATCATTTGAGGATTCATTTATTATTGTAGATGAAGCTCAGAACATAACAACACCTGAGCTTAAGATGTTGTTGACTCGTGTAGGTGATGGGAGTACAATAGTTCTCAATGGTGATGTACAGCAGTCAGACCTAAACCATACGGATGGTTTGTCTAAAGTTATCCACCTTGCTAAGAAACATATGTTACCTGTTCCTATTATAGAGTTTGGTATTGATGACATAATCAGATCAGACATATGTGCGGAATGGGTAAAAATATTTATGAAAGAGGGACTATGAGTTATTGCTGTAAGTGTGATAATCTATTGGATGATAACGGTGTGTGTGCAGAGTGTGAAGATTTCTTTGACGCAGTTCAAAAACCTAAGCACTATGGTCAGGGTGAGATCGAATGTATTGATTACATCAAAGACTTCCTTACCAGAGAAGAGTTCATAGGATATCTTAGAGGCAACATAGCAAAGTACATGCATCGCTGGCGTTATAAGAACGGTGTGCAGGACTTGGAGAAAGCAGAATGGTATCTCAAAAAACTAATAGAAGTGGCGTAAAGAAGCCAACAACAACAAAAAAGAAAACCCTTGAGCAGGAAGCCCAAGAGTTTGTTCAAAAGGATATTCCAGTGGGTGATATACCGACTAGGGATTACTTTGCAGGTGCGGCATTATCTGGTCTCCTCGCATCTGGAAAGTATTTACGATCAGGCGAGATCGTTGACCAAGCATACAGCTACTCCCAACTTATGCTTGATTATAAAAAGACTAGAGATAAGTCGTCTTAAACTAAACCCCCAGCACTCCACTGGGGGTTTTCTTTTATTGATATGTTTCTGCAGCACCTAGGAATTGAGTAGGAAATATATCCTTTTCAAAGTCATAGTTATCATCAGCAAACTGCATTATCTTTTGTCTTCTTGCTAGTTCTTCTTCAATACTAGAAGAGTCTTCAAGATATTCTCTTGCAGTCTTATACTTCACTGCTTCACTGCGTGTCATAATAGAAACTAAATCGTCAAAGGTTCTACCAGTGCTGGACTCAAGTTGTGCCTGTTTGATTACGTAGTTATTTCTAACAAAACCTGCAGCCCTTTTTCTACCAGAATCACTCTCAAGCATTCTCTCAAAAGCACCAGTCATTAGATCCTGAGCATTAGCAATCCTGTGATTCACAAAGTCTTGCAGTGCTAACTTCTTAAGTTCGTAGTCATCCCCTAGTTCATCGTAGGTTCTACCAGCAAACTCAGTTCTGTTTGTAAGTTTCCAATTACCTTTCCACTCTTTAAATTCTTCAGCCATAGTAGGGACACCAGACATACCAACTGCCAACAGTTTTCTTACTGCGTAATCAACACTAGCATTTCTAGTCTTTGTATTCCCATATAGTTTGTACTCTTCTAGTCCAAGAACATTTAATTCTTTTTGTAGTTCAGTACTAGGTGGTTCCTGTGTGTAACCAAACTGTCTAGAGATAGGGTTGTACCCACCAATAGGAGTAGGATTAAAGGGAGAATACAATTTAAGATCTTGATTAGTTCCTCTCTTTGTCTGTGTAAGACCTACACCCTGAGAATCCATTATAAATCTTAGGGCTTGATTGCGGAACACACCTTCTCCAACAATTTCTTCAAGGAAGTTTCTTTCTCCAGTAACCTCTGAACCCCTTACATCTCTGACGTATGGGTTACCTCTGGCGAAGTCAGAGAGCTGACCAGCAGCATCTCTAGCCATAGTCCCAGGGTAGGTAAAGGTAGAAACAATATTACCTAGTCTCTTGTATGCAGCCTCAGAAAACTCACCAGTTTCTACTGCAGCACTTAAGTCCGCTACAAGACCAAGATCAAAACCTAGGTCACCCATACCCGCTAGAACTTCACCAGCATTCTTCTTAAATGACTCAGAACTAATAGGTAAAGATTCATTACCTAGTATTCCTGATCTCCAGATAAGGTCACCAATTAAAAGGTTAGCTGCCCAAGGACCAGCAGTACGTCCTGCATCTGTCTCAGCACCAGTAGAGGACACGATCTTATCGTAGTCTATCTCACCATTCTTCTCTGCAGCTAACCAAACACCACCCATAGTCAGCATGGCACCAGTCATTTGTCTAGCTACACGATCTCTACCAGTCTTGAACTGGTCACCTACTAGTGTAATAGCTTTATCGTCTTGTCTGTATAAAGCTTTCTCTAAACGATCTACACCACCAGTTACAATACCGATAGGTGTGTAGTCATTCACGTATTCCAAGTGATTAGCTACGTAACGAGGGAACGGAATACCCATCCCTTCAGAGATAAGGAAAGGAAATCTTTTATGTAAAGACTGAACACCTTGTGCTGTCTGACCAAACAAAGACTTATCACCTTCGTACCCACGTTGAAACGTAAAGCGTTTGGCATAGTCTGTCGCATAGTCTACAACACCAGCAGCCCTTGCTGCCTCTAAGTCTGTGTGCCTCTGTAAATACTCAGCAAAGTTTGTACCTAGCTCAGGATCATTAAGTTCTCTCAGTCTTCTATCAAATGCCCCATAGAAAGATGCTTGTTTAAACACAGAGTCAGTAGCCATGTTAAGGGTATTAACAAACCTAGCTGTTCTATTTAGAAAGTTATTAGATTGTGTTAGATCACCGACACGTTGGCTCTCATAGAACAACTCAGTGAACTTCATGGGGGCATCTTCAATAAGCATTGCCCCAAGTATTTCAGATTCTTTTCTGTTAAGTGTAAAGCCTTTCAGTGTAGATAAAGTTCTGTTGGTCCACTGTCTTTTAACAGAACCATCTGGCATCTTATTACCTACAGTTGCATCCAACACATCCTTCCAGAAAGAGTCAGACATATCAACAATAACGTTATAACCACCAGTGGCAACGTTAGCTGCTGTAGTACCTAGCTGCGAAGTCAT